ACGTACTCGTCAAGTATGTAACTACGCCGTTCCTCAAGATCTCAAATTGACAGAAGGAGATGAAGAAAATGAACCTGATAATTCAGAGATTATTGAAAAGCTTCGTGCTGAGCCGGAGAAGTACTTGAAAGGTGACGGACTTGCGCGACACTCTCCGAAGATGGCTCAAATGCTCAAGGATCTCAAATCAACAGTTGGTGTACCCGGAGCCTTAAATAATCAGTTTGTGTACTCTGAGTACGTGAACCTAGGAGGACTGGGAACATTCATGGCTGTTCTTGATAACAACGGGTTCCAGCGGTACAAGCTTATTAAAGACGGACCTATATGGAAGGAAGATCCAACAATGAAACCCGATGTTCCGGCGTATGCTCTCTATACTGGCGGCACGGGAGAGAAGGACAAGCAAGAGCGTGAAATTTATCGTCAGATATTCAATGAAAAGTACTCAGATACGTTTCCTCAAACTTTGAAGGATGCTCTTGCAGGAAAGCCTAAGCGCTTATGTATTTTGATGGCATCTAAAGCTGGTGCTGAAGGTATTACTCTCCTGAAAACACGTAATGTATACATCTTGGAACCGTACTGGAACCCTTCACGTATTGATCAGGTAATTGGTCGTGCTATTCGTTTGAACTCACATATCATGTTACCATTAGAAGATCGTAATGTTACGGTTAAGCTATATCTTTCAGTATTTACTCGGGAACAATCTACTACATCGGATGCAGATAAGGCTCCTAACATTGTAGCTATTCGTCGTAACGATATGGTTCTCAAGCGGTATGAAGGAGATGAACCGCGTGAAACTTTCATGACTACCGATGAAGTATTGTACGAAACTTCTTACGAAAAGAACCGTCTAATCAAAAGTATTTCAACTATCATGAAACAGGCTGCAGTAGATTGCGAGATTCATCGTAAATTACATTCTAAGGAAACCCCCGTAATTCAGTGCATGCGCTTCGATACGAAAGTCACTTCTGAAGATTTGGCGTACAAACCATCCTACATTTCAGACGAAAAAGATACGCTATATTTACGTAATATTGAACGTAAGACTCGCAAGATTCAGATAATTCGAGTCAAAGGATTAATTATGATTCTTGATCCAATTACTAACGAGATATTCGATTATGCAGCATTCTCAGATAATAAACGATTATTCAAAATCGGAGAACGAACTGGTCCAACAAAAATCACATTTTTTCCCCATGTAGTGTTATAAATGGCTACAGTATCAAGTGCTGGAGCAGGTTCATCAATGTCTAATTCTCAAGCTGGAACACGCGGTTTATCTGCGGGAGATTGGACGCGTCTACAGCGTCTTCGTGGCGCTAAGACGTATGCAACTGTTAATCTCGCAACAAACAAGGATATTGCACCAACTCCTGTGGCTCAGACGCCTTACACTCCAAGTGCATTAATTAAGCCAGTAGTTGGAACTGACCGTATTCGTCGTCCTGCATCTATGTGGACCGATTATCGCGCATCACAGACTGCCGATTTCACTCTACAACGTGGAAATAACAACAATGGATTCGTTCTAACAGATACTAATCTATGTGACTGCTCTACAACTACATTATCTACAAGAACAACTGGATGTATTAAATGCGCGGTTTTCGTACATAAATCTATTCAGTAAATAAGTAAGATGTCAGGAGGATTGATGCAATTAGTGGCGAAAGGCGCCCAAGATCAACTCGTAAATGGGAACCCTTCGTTTACTCATTTTCGGTCAGTGTATAAGCGCCACACGGATTTTGCGATGGAGCATTTCCAACTCGCGTTCAAAACTTCAAATCTACAACTTCCGGCATCAGGATCACTTACGCTTCGGGCAAAGGTCGAACGGTATGCTCAACTTGTGCACGATTGTTATCTAGTGATGACCTTACCTGATATTTATTCCCCAGTTGTTCCTGTAAGTCCGGGTTCATTACCTCCAAACCTAAACTCAGGTTCAAATGCTATTGGGTATCAGTACAACTGGATTCGTAGTATCGGATACAATATGATTAACTATGTTTCAATCTTGGTCAACGGACAGGAGATTGTTCGTCATACCGGAGAGTGGATGAAACTTTATGCCGAAATCAAATTTGATGGAACCAAGAAGGCGCTTCTAAACAGGATGATGGGAAATGTTCGAGAGATTTATGATCCTGCGAACGCGTTTGACCGTATGAATCAGTACCCTCACGCAATCTCTACTTCTACTGGTCCATCTGAACCATCAATTGCAGGACGTATTTTAACTGTTCCACTCCATTTTTGGTTCTGCGAGGATGTAGGTAAGGCTCTACCTCTAATTGCTCTACAGTATTCCGAAGTTGAAATCGTAGTAGACTTAAAAAATATGTACCAGCTCTTTACAGTCCTGGATGTTCGTAAAAGTGTGGGAGGAGCGTCAAACCCTAACTATGGAACTCGTATTGCTCCCGATTCAAGTTCATCTTCATTCCAAATGGTGAACTTCTTATCGCCTCCAACTTATTCTACATCTCCTACTCCAACGAACCCAGTACTGGCTACATGGAACCTCAATCCATACATTGAAGCAAACTATATTTGGCTGAACGATCCCGAGCTGATCCATATTGCCAAGACCGAACACTCGTTCATCATGACGCAGGTAGATATTGTGTCTACATTTGGAGCATACGGAGCCAGTAATGATTTAGAACTCACGATGCGCAACCTCTGTACTCAAGTAGTTTGGGTAGCTCAGCGCTCAGATCGCGATGCTCTCAATGATTACGATAATTATACCAACTGGGAAAATCCATACGAAGCACCACTAGGTTCTACAGGTCTATCTTTCTTCACTCCTCAGTATTCATCAGGTAATGCTCTGCCAGTAGACGTATCTCGCCGCGATATTCTAACACAGTCCGCAATCATTTTGAACGGTAAGGAACGTTTCGGATACAAGAATGCCGAGTTCTTTTCTGAACTCCAAAACTTCCGTCACCACACGGGAGTTTCAACCGCAGATATTCCAGGTATTTACTCATACTCTTTTGCATTGGAGCACTACAACGGTCAGCCATCAGGACACCTCAATGGATCTCAGTTCGATCGTACTACCTTACGTAATTCATACATCCAGCCACCTCTAACTGCATCTCCCACGCAGGGAAATACTGTATGCATCTTAAAGTCAACGGCTCAGAACCCAAATCCAACCATCGTAAACCAAAATGCTGTAAATGCTCAGGGACAGTTACTGTACAGTCCCAATGAAGTGGTAACAATTATTCGTAAGACAGACGCTCAAACCCTAGCATACACGTACAACGTTCGTGCATTTGTTGAATCTTACAACTTCGTCCGAGTTATTGGAGGCGTAGCAAATGTCGTGTTTTCATCATAATAAGGATGAGCACTGGAATCTCTATAAAGACGGCAACATATGGCGTTGGATCTACTACGGTAGATGCCCTAGCCGGAGTTACTTCTCAAGATCACGATGGAGTAATAAACTTTACTGTGACGCCATCTGCATTAAATGTAGAAGATCCAGCACCAGGTCAGACCAAGACACTCAATATCACATACACTATCAACGGAGGTTCTCAGAATTCACTAGCTGTAAAAGATGGAGGTGTTGTACATATTGATGCACCACCAGCCCGTACAGCATCAGGACTTCAGATCACTAAGGCGGAGTACGGTTACCAGGGAAACTATACTGATGTAACGAATGCACTTCAAGATAAGGTATCCAAGGGAACTATCAATCTAAAAGTAGGATTTGCTGCCGTAGGTATTCCCGACCCGAACCCCAATAAACAGAAAGAGCTCAAAGTTGAGTATAAGATAAATGGCTCTCCGTCTTCGCAGATTATACTGGATGGACAGACCTTCGCTGTTTCCGCTCCACCCGTAACTAGTTCAAGCAGTACGAAGGATGCTGTAAATGATGTTAGCGGGTCGATTATGAATGCTATTTTTCTCGGAGTAAAAACATTCATTATTCTATCATTGATTCTTGTAGCGTGG